GCTTCAGAAGGCTTTTAACCGAATAGAAAAGAAGTACCCCAACAAGGTGGATGCCATGCTTGCAGCTCAAGGCAGAGTGGCAACAAACAAAACAAAAACAAAAACGCCTGTGGGTAAAACAAAGAAACTGAAATCCTCATGGCGTATGAAGAAGCCTAAGCTGTACGGAAAAACAAGAGTTGTAAGGACACAGTCCGAAGCACCTCATGCACACCTTGTTGAGGACGGACATGAGATTGTTCGTGGTGGCAAAACACGTGTAAACGGCAGGAAATTGAACGTGGTACAAAGAAGTGTACGTGGCATTAAATCCGGCGGACGTGTTGAGGGTAAGAAAATGCTTGAAAGTACATTTAAGGGAATGGAGGCAAGCTTTAATAAGTCGGCAGAGGAACTTCTTGCCGACCTTACAAGCGAGGTAGAGTTATGATTGAGTTGACAGATATACAGACATCTGTAGGTAAAGTTCTGCAAGCAAATGAATATACAGTAATTGCATCAGAGGTAAAGGAAGGATTTCCAAAGCCTTCGTGCTTTATTGAGGTGATGCCGGTAAGTGCTTCAGTGGAGAATAAATACAGAGAGCTTGTAACCGTAAGCGTGGAGATAACATATCATCCGGCAATCGAAACTAAAGAGGAACTCATAACCACAGCAGAAAATTTCAAAAATATATTTTTATATACTCCAATACCTGTAAAAGACAGATTTTTATCTGTAAATGAAGTCATATTTGATACAGATAAATCAGAATTAATTACATATTTTGAACTGGAGTTTTATCAGGAAACAAATTCAGATGCAGAAGAAATTCCAAAGATGGAAAATTTAACAGAGAGGATGGTGACAAAGAATGGGACTTCCGAAGATATTAATTGAATTTAAAACGCTTGCTGAAACCTTTATAACAAGAAGTGAGCGTGGAATAGTAGCCGTTATCCTAAAGGATAACAGTAATACAACAGAAACTCATACATACAGCAAAGAAAGCGAGATTACAAAAAGCCATTATACAGCTTCAAATCTTGCTTTTTTATCACTTGTATTTATGGGTAATCCGTCAAAGGTTATAGTCGAAAGAGTATCCACAGACGGGGACATAAGTACAGCACTTGAACGACTGAAAAACAAGCAGTGGTATTATTTAACTGTTCCAGGAGTTACGGAGGAAGAAAAGGAAATTGTTCTTCAGTTCATAAAAGAACAAAGAACACAGTTCCATAGAACCTTTAAATCTGTGCTTCCGAACTGTGCGGCAGATACTGAAGGTATAGTAAACTTTGCAACCGATAATATAAAGGTTGGTACAAAGACATATACAACAGCAGAATACTGTGCAAGAATCGCAGGTATCCTTGCAGGACTTCCGTTGAACAGGAGTGCTACATATTACGTACTTCCGGAGGTTGAGAGTATAACCGAGAGCGAAACTCCCGATGAGGATGTCGATAGCGGAAAGTTAATACTCATAAACGATGGCACTAAAATAAAGATTGCAAGGGGTGTAAACTCACTTACAACCTTTACTGATGAAAAAGGGCAGGACTTCTCAAAGATTAAGATAATAGAAGCGGTGGATATGATTCGTGATGATGTCCGTACAACCTTTGAGGATGAATTTGTCGGTAAGGTTGAAAATTCGTATGATAACAAAATAGTATTCATTGCGGCTGTAAATAAATATTTCAAAGACCTTGCAAACCGTGGTGTTTTGTACGATAAGTTTGAAAATATGGCTGAAATAGATATTGATGCTACACGTGAATATTTAAGTAAAACCAAAGATGTATCCGAATGGGATGAAGAAGCAATAAAGACTGCAAACACAGGAACAAATGTGTTTGTAAAATCAAATATTCAGATTCAGGATGCCATTGAAGATATGAACTTTGGAATTTACATGGAGTGAGGTGATAAAGGATGGCAGTAAAACCAACAGCACCGAGAGTTATGAACGGTAAATGGGGTATGGTGTACCTTGACGGTGAACCCGTATATGAAACCGATTCATATGAAGCAAAGGTGAAAATTGAACGTGAGGATGTTGACTTTGTTATGCAGATGGCAAAGGACTCAAAAATGACAGGACTCACGGGTGAATGGAGCATGAAGGTTAAGAAAGTGTTCTCAAGAGGAGCACAGCTTCTGTCGGAGAAGATAAAGGAAGGTCATGATGTACGTATTCAGATTATCTCAAAAATTGATGATCCCGATGCATACGGAAGCGAGAGACTTGTAATTGAGAATGCATGGTTTAATGAGCTTACACTCCAGAAGTTTGAGAATGCAAAAATGATAGACGAAGAGGTGCGCCCAGATAGGGTGTTGTTGAAAGTAGCATAAGGTACTACACTGTAAGATAACGCAGTAATCAACCTGTCTAACCGAAAGACGAAAGTCGACACGGGAACATAGCATGACAGGAAAGCGGTAAGTTGCTTTAAGGTATAAGAGCACGACTGAACCGCAATGATAAGCGGATATGAGGATTAAAATGAAATTTTTTTAAAGCGAGTTTCAAGTTTCCCTTTCTGATGGGACGGTGGAAATATACCTGTGACCTCTGTCATGATTTTCATTGTACATATTCTTCGTACAATGAGTTATCAACAAATCATGAAACGGGCTGGAGAACCAGACCTCAAGAAACGAAAGCAAATCCGACAATCCGTATACCAATCAACAGCATTAACTGGGGATTGCCTAAATCAGAACGCTTAAAGCTATGCGCAATGCCAATAGGTGATAAATCTCAAGGTGTAAAAGCTAAGAGAGATGGCGCTGAATATCTGACAAGGCAACGGAACTCTCATAGTAGTCTGAGACGGATAACGACCGTCACATGGCGAAGGAGAGTAGTCAATATGTACTAAAATAAAAATTGATTAGGGAGGAAAACCTCAATGCAACCAACAATGGAAATTTTAGAAAGACTTAATCAAAATTCCAAAAACAACAATGATGAAGTATTCACAAAGTTATTCAGATATATGCTACGTGAAGATATTTATTATGTAGCCTATAAAAATCTGTATGCAAATAATGGTGCCGCTACAAATGGTATAAATACTGATACGGCAGATGGGTTTAGTACGGTATATGTAAGGAATATCATCCAAAAGTTAAAGGACAATACATATGAGCCTAACCCTGTCAGAAGAGTATATATACCAAAGAGGAACGGCAAAAAGCGCCCGCTGGGAATACCTACATTCACTGACAAATTAGTGCAAGAGGTACTGCGCATGATACTTGAAGCTGTATATGAACCTGTGTTTCTTGATGTATCACACGGTTTCAGACCAAACAGAGGGTGTCACACTGCTCTAACAAAAATAAAAAAGGAGTTTAATGGTACTAAATGGTTTATAGAAGGAGACATAAAAGGGTGTTTTGACAATATCAATCACATAAGGCTGATAGAAATCATAGGTGAAAAAATAAAAGATGCAAGACTTATTCAACTGATATATAAGTTCCTAAAAGCAGGATATTTGGAAAATTGGCAATATAACAATACGTATAGTGGAGCACCGCAAGGTGGCATTGTTTCACCAATTCTTACAAATATATACCTACATGAGTTGGACAAGTATATCATGGGCATTAAAGCGGAATTCGATAAGCCTGCGGAAAGAAAATTCACTAAGGAATACATTCAAAAATTAGGAAAGACGCAAAGATTGAGTGCTCGAATAAAGGAATGTTCAGATGAAATTATGAAAGCACAACTTATCAATGAGTGGAAAACAGCAAGAGCTGAAATGCTCAAAACTCCTTCAAAATCGCAAACAGACAAGAAACTCAAATATATCAGATATGCAGATGATTTCATTGTTGCAGTAAATGGTTCAAAAGAAGACTGTGAGATAATAAAAATAAAACTGAAAGAATTTATCTCAACTTCGCTTAAAATGGAATTAAGTGAAGAGAAAACATATATTACTCACAGTAACACGCCTATAAGATTTTTAGGTTATGACATAAGAATAAGGCGCAGTAATGAACTAAAGCGCGGAACGCATGGCATGACGCAACGAACAATGAACTATACAACGGAGCTTACAATACCACTGAACGACAAAATCATACCGTTTCTGTTTGATAAAAAGGCGATTGAGGTACGTAAGGGAGTTATAACCCCGTGCAAGAGACCGACTTTGCTGTCGCTTACAGATTTAGAGATTGTTAATGCATACAACGCTGAAATACGTGGAATATGCAACTATTATAGTTTAGCGGTAAATTATAGCCATCTAAACTATTTTTCATATTTAATGGAATATAGTTGCTTGAAGACCTTAGCAGCAAAATACAAAACAACAATATCTAAGATAATAAAAAAATACAGCGACAGAAAAGGAGGCTGGTGTATACCTTATGATACAAAACAGGGAAAGCAAGTAATGTACCTGACAAAAAGCAGCAAATGCAAAGGTAACCGTATCATCAAA